AATGTTTGGCGTCAAACATTTCACACTCGCAGACAACATGGCCAACCACAGCCTGAAGCATACGTCTATACAGCAGAAGGTTATGACAGTGAGTATCTAGAGAACCTAACTGAACAATACAATGCACTAGACGACGGCTGTGAATATCTGTGGAGCCATCCTAGCCATGGCGGAGACTCTACTCCAATACCTGTAATCATACAACAAGACCGTGACACACTAACAGACCTTAGATTACGAGTAGGCTATGAAGAGCCTGAAGATTTATCATATGCTCGAACTAGATTCCACGATGCCAAGTGTAAAGCAAAAAATCGTCGTGGCATAGAATGGGAATTAACATTTGAAGAATGGTATGATTGGTTTTTATCACACGGTGTAGACAGAAATGTCAAAAGACGTTACTGCAAGGATTCAATCGTGATGTGTAGAAAGGGTGATACGGGTCCATATAGTCTGGATAACATCTACCCTGGCACACTAAAACAGAACAGTCACGATCAACACAATATGCCTAAAGGCACAAGACCTGTAATTACACCACATGGTGAGTTTAGATCATGTAATCAAGCAGGCAAAACATTAGGGGTTAGCCCTGTCACAGTAAAACATAGGTGTAACAGTGATAACTTTCCGGATTGGACGTGGAAATAATGCCTAAATTACTAGATAATTTTCGTAATCGTATAAATACATTACAATTAACACTTACTCTATAGGGAGGTATCGTAACATGAGCGAAGATATCATGGAAGCAAACAACGAGTTTACTGACACTCAAGCAGAAGAAAAAGTTCAGGCAACAGAAACTCAAGAGAAGTTTTATTCGCAGAAAGAGTTTGACGATGCAATGGCAAAAATGCGCCATGCAGTCACTCAGAAAGCACTAAAACCTTATCAAGAGTTAGGAGACATTGAAGAACTACGTGAACTCAGAGCATCACAAGAACGTGCCAAGCACGAAGAGGCTATGAAGAAAGGTGAGTTTGAACAATTACTCCAGGAGATGGCAGCCAAGAAGGATGCTGAAATCCAAAAACGTGATGCAGTTATCAAAGAATACAAGGTGGATACACCTTTGTTAAATGCAGCAGCCAAATACCGTTCTGTTAATCCAGAGCAGGTCAAGGCACTGCTAAAGGGTAATGTAAGGCTAGGCGAGCAAGGCGAAGTAGAAGTCGTAGATACAAATGGACAGGTTAGATACAACGACAGTGGTGTTCCACTAGGTGTAGATGATTTAGTAAATGAGTTTCTTTCTACCAACCCACATTTTGTTCAGCCAACTCCTTCAACCGCTAACACCAAAAGTTCTTATGATAACAGTCTAGGCGAGTTGGATATCAACAAATTGGATATGTCAAATCCAAAAGACAGAGAACGTTATGCTAAATGGCGTGATGCCAAGAAGCATAAAGCCTAACATATATAACAGGAGACTATTATGGCTAACAATACAACTATCAATAGCGAACTGTTTACTAATCTGCTTGCAGAAGCACAGTTTGCTATGTATGAGAGTTCAATCGCTCGTCAAATCGTAACACCATTTGACTACCCAGCGAATGCTGGTAAAGTATTACAGGTTCCAGTTTATTCCGCAGTCACTGCTGGTGACTTAACTGAAGGAACTGCTCCAAGTGCCGCTGATACTAACACAACTTCAGTATCAATAACACTAGGTGAAGTAGGAACCTATTTCCAAGTAACAGATATGTTACGTGATTCCGCTCAGCGTGATGTTATCGCTGATCTAGGACAGCAGGCAGGTCGTGCTATTGCTGAGAAGATGGACACAGACGTTTTTGCTTTGTTCAACTCTTTCTCTGCTTCAGTTGGCACAGAAGACTCTGCTATCACAGTAGACAATATCTTTGAAGCAGTAGCAACTCTACGCAACAACAAGGTTGTGGGTCCTTTGGCTGCTGTAGTAAGCCCAAGACAGGCTCTACAGTTGAAGAAAGAACTTGCCACTTCAGGCGGTGCTAACTTAACTGCTTCTGAAATCGGTAGTTCAGTTTTACGTGGCTACTACATCGGTAGCATTGCAGGTTGTCAGGTATTTGAGTCCAGCCTCGTTAAGAGAGACTTAGACACAGACGCTGACACTGAACTAAACGCAGTAGGCGCAGTATTTGCTCCAACAGCAATGGGACACGCAATGCGTGGCGGTATTGTAATGGAAGATCAGCGTCAAGCGGCTGCAAGAGCAACTGACATCATGATGTCTGTTGTTAAGGGTGAAGCAATTCTACAGAACTCACACGGTGTTAAAATCGTAGGTTCTGATTCTGACTAATAGTTGAGGGGACACAGTTATGGCTTTTATAGTTGAGAGTAGCACGGTTATATCATTTGCGGAATATGCGGATGTTGTCAAACGCGACAGCCGTCTGTTTGATGCCAATGAAAGCCTTACTGATGATGTCGTAGAAGATCATTGTATCAGAGCAACAGAGCGTATACTTTCTAAGTTACGCTCTACTGCTTGGTGGCAGGAATATTACATTGACAGAACGTCAGGTGTAACATTTAGAACTGTCGCTGATGTGCCAGCACTAGACGTTGACAGAATTATTGCTAGACAGAATGATTTCACTGATCTGTGTGTATACACAGCACTAGGTGAATTTACTCTGCCAAGCATTGCTGACTTTGGTGATGAAGATAATTCAGAACGTCAAAAGATGGGTTACTATGTGAATAAAGCAGAGGAACTTTTTCAAGAACTAGTGAGGGCAGGTGATTGGTATGACTTTGATAACGATAGCACCATACAAAGCGATGAAAAGTCGCCAGGCGCTATCAATTTGCGTAGGGTGCGTTAATGAGAGACGAACTTATCACTTACATCAAAGGGCTAAATTTAGGTCGGTGTACACTATCTGAAGAGTATCCTAGAAATGAAAGTGCTCAAGAACTGTATCTCAAAAATCAAAGAAAAATCTATGTAGATGCTGAGCAATACACAGAGGAACCTTTGATAAACACCTTAGGCAGTCTAAGCATACACTCTAAGACTGTATCGGTTACTGTTTACTTTTCAGTAGATGGTAAGACTGTTCCAAACAATTATGAGGCACTGATAGATTTACTCAGAGCAGGCAAAGACATAGCACCAGCCACACAAGGTTTCCAAACCAGGCAGGTCAATGTTGAAACCAGTTATGAACAAGATCTATTGGTAACAGAAATAGAATTTCAATATACGAATGTAAACTAACTGGAGACTTATTATGGCAAATTACATTTATCCAGCGCCAGGTGTAACAGGAGTTGAAGCAACCCTTACTATCCATCATACTAGCAAATCAGCAGACGCAACAGGTCTTGTTGTTCCTAGTTTGCAGGATATTACAGTGAATGCTGCCAATGACGTGTTTACTTGGACGCAATTAGACGAAGGTTCTAAGAAGCAGATTGCTACTACTAGCACTAACTCGCTTTCTATGAACTTGGTGCTTAACCAGACTACTTTCTTTGGAACAGTAGGCTCTGGAGGCACAGATGCTGCTGAAAGCGGCGTGTTTGGTTTATCTACAGACAAGACTATTGTTGAGTTTGATTTATACCTAGGCGACGAAAGCGACGGTAGCACTGGCAAAACAGTTAATGGCTTAGGCTATGTTACTGGTTTGGCACCAACAGTAAGTGCGGATTCACCTGTATGGGTATCCCCAATTACTATTACTGTAACAGGCGATTACACAATCACCTAAGCAGTAAATGCTAAGAACTGGGAAGGGGGCGTTTTCGCCCTCTTTTCTTTTAATTTTAATAAATACTAGTAGGATGTAGATATGAAGATAGTAGAAGATTTACAAACCAAAGAATTATCACAGACTGTGTTGGCTGAGGTTGCTAAGGCAAAAAATGAATTAAACTCGGCACAACGCGACATTGAAAAAGCACAATCAAGACTAGGCTTCTTGATAGTGTTGGCAAATGAACTGATTAACAGAGGAGAAGATTAAATGAAATTACAACAACTTGCCGCAGAACCCAAATTAGAAAAAATCACTGTAGACGCAGACGTCATCGTGGAGAAGTATGGAGAGCCTCTTGACTTTTATATGTATGATCGTCAAGACATGGACACCTTTATGCAAATGGCGTCTGTTAACCAAGAAGATCAAAGTGCTATATTTTCAGTGATTAAAAACCTAGTTCGAGACGAAGAAGGAAAACTTATTTTAGATGACAAAGCCACACTACCTGTAGATGTGATGGTTAGAGTTATTGAGAAAGTAGT